TCAATGTCCCCTTCGGACCTCAAAAATGAAGCTACGCAAAGTAAACAAACCATTTCGCGGATCCGACTCGTTCCCACTGCGGATTACGTTAACCGGCTACACCACCCCAAGCCTAAACACGATGCTAGGCAGGCATCACTGGATAATGACGAGGATCAAGAAGGAGGCCCAAGCGGCCCTCGCTATCGCGTTACGATCACCCGCTACGGGGCCAAGCTCCTCGACGTAGACAACGGGGCCGGAGGCTGCAAACCCCTCCTCGATGCGATGCGCTACGAGGGGCTGATCCCGGACGACGACCCTGGCTCTATCGACTTCGTCTTCCGCCAGCAGAAGGCGAAGAACAAGGAGCGGCGGACGGAGATCCTTTTGGAGCGTCTGTGACCCGCCGGCGGTAAGCCGTGATCCGCACCACTTTCTTGGTCACCTCGTCCCACACGGGGAACACCGAGGTCTCGACCGTCTTCGCCCGGAGGGCTGGCCCGAGGAGCACCCGCACCCGGTCAGGGCTGCATTCAAGCTGCTCGGCAATGGCATCCCGGCTATCCCAGCCGGGCGGCAGCACATACGTCTTACGATTCTGAGCTTCGACTAACGCATTCCAGTTCACAGCTTTAGGAGGGCGGCGAAGTGACTCTCGCCCTCGATGATTGGTATGTTGAGGTGGAGGAAATTGCCGGTCTGGGCCACCAGTTGCACCGAGTACCCGTGCGACCAGTCGGTGGGGGCGGTGTGCTGCCACAGGGGCTGGAGCTGGCACAGGCAGCCGGGGTTCCAGGCCCCCACGATGCCGGTGGCGATCCGCCGCACCACATTGCTCTGCGCCCGGTGGGTGTGACCGAACACGCAGTTGCCGGCGATCTTGTCCACAGTTGCGGAAACCGCATTCTTCGCGGTGCTCACCCCGTGGAAGAAGAAGACCTTCCCGCGCTTGATGACGCCGGGAACAGGCAAACCGTCATAGAACTCACCCTGCCGGTAATAGGCGATGTTCCGGTCCTTGAGCCGCAGCCGGAACTCGGGGGCCAGCAGCCGGCGCAGGCCCTCCGCGTCCTTCTGGTGGCGAAGCACCTGGGTCACACACCAAGTTTCCACCCGCCGCTCGTGATTGCCCTCCAGGTACTCAATACGGGCATTCGGGGCAGCCAGACGCAAGGCATCGAGAAAAGATGCGGCAGCCGCCAGATCTTCCTCATACGTGTAGTCTGTTTCGGCCACGTAGCCCATTACGTGATGCTGGGCAAGGAACCCACCGCAATCGACGTGATCACCGAGGAGGATGATTTCCTGCGGGTCGAGCAGCTTGATATCAGCCAGCATCGCCGCAATGGCCTTCTGATCAGCCAAGCAACCGTGGGTATCCGGGATGATCACCCGTACCACATCCGAGCTGGATCGCTTGCGGGGGGTGGGGGCCGGGGCGGACTTGGTCTTCCGGGCCTTGGTGGCGTTCTCCAGCGCCTGCTGGGCCACCGACAGCTCCTTCTTCAGGCCGGCAATCTCGGCCTCGTACACCTTGCGGGTCTCGTCCCGCTGGACTGCTGACCAGTCGGTCACGGGAAGAGCTTACCCTTCAGCCAAGTTAAGAGCAGCGAGAACAGCATCCACCCACCCGTGAAGATGCCGCTCCACACCAAGAGCTTCCGGTCCGTCTCACGCGCCTGTTCCTCCACGGACTTAAGCCTCTCGGCAATTCCGGTGTGGCCCATCTCGGGATCGCCTACGAGGGCTTTCTCGATGCGGTTCAGGGCCTCCTTGATGGATGATAGCTCTTCCTGGCTCATTTGGTTGGGCGGTTGTACCTGGCTCCGAAGAACCAGAAGATCATAGTCCAGCAGCCGAATTGCACCTCGTCCTGCATCGTGGCCTGTTGGTCGGGCGTGGCGGCAAAGTAGACGGAGGCCAGCAAGAAGACCCCGATCCACGTCAGCGCCGGCCGGGTGACGGCCCGCAGGGCATCCACTCCGACGTACAGGGTCTTCATCCAGCCGGCCACCCCCTCGGGGATGGAGGTCAGCCCCTGCCCGGCCTTCTGGCTCTCGGTGAAGGCACTCCACGCCGCCTGCTTCTCCGCTGCCGCCACCTTGGCGTTCAGCAGCATTATCTCCACCTCCGCATCCTTCTTCTTCCTCCAAGTCTCAAACCAAGAGGAACCAAGGTGCAGCAGGGAGCCAATGACGCCACCACCGGCAGCGTTGAACAGGACGTCCCAGACGCTCATCAATCCTCCATCTCCTCACGCTCGGCGCGGGGGGACTTGTACCCCTTGTCGGAGTACTTCATCTTGGGGCCAATGGCATTCACCGAGACTTCCTTCCGCATCGGGGCCTGCACGTGATCCGGCAGGTATTCCGACATCGGGCTGTCCTCGGAGGGATTGCAGGAGCACGGACCGTAGTTGGACCGGGGGAGCTTGCCGTTCTTGATCTTCATAGGGAAAGGTTACTTCTTCTTCTTAACGCGGTTGGGGAGCTTCTTGTACTGGGTGGACTTGGCCCACTTGAGGCAGTTGACCGCACCACCAAAGCCGCCGGAGGCGAAACACGCAGCGGACTGTTTCTTGGACTTGAAGGGCATAGGATTACTGCGTGGGCTGCGGGATGGCCTGCGTCGGGGGCGTCCGGGGATACGCTTGAGCGTAGAAGTTCAGCAGGCTATTAGGCGCCTTCTGCCGCTCCTCCAGATCAGCCTGCGTAGCCGTCTTGGCGAAGCGGGCAATCGAGTCCGGCATATCGCTGTAGATCGGGCGGGCAAAGCGGCTCTGATACGCTTCCGAGGCCACCATCGACCGAATCGGAGACAAGAAGGCGTCCGCCATCGAACCAATGCGCCCAGCCTCTGGCCGGTTGGTGTACTCGCTGGTGGTGACCGAGCGGAATCGCGGCTCCGACGCAAACTGGGCAAGCGTCTTCAGCCGAGCGTCAAACGGGACGCCACGATTGATGGCCTGGGAAAGCCCCTCGGCGGGGATCTTGCCGGCAGGCGTGATGATGTCCTCCAGCTCCTTGATCTTGGAGATCAGACGCCGCGACTCATTCCACTGGGTGTACAGCTCAGGGCGGCCCAGCTCGCTCAAACCCTCTTCGAGTGACGCACGCGCATCCTCGGCCCGCTTCTCAAACTCCTTCGCCAACTTCAGATCCTCGGGATCGCGGCCAGTCTCGTATCGCTTGTAGTAGTCGTTCTTCTTGCTGTTGGCCTCGCGGAACTTCTCAACGTCCGCACCGGCCTGCTTGCCCAGCTTGGCCCGCTCACGGACGTACTCGGGATCGGAGCGCAGGATCTGCAGTTCGTGCTCGTTGGTGGCAGCCAGCGCAGACTTCTTCTCCAGTGCATCCAAGTCCGCCTGAGCCTTGACCTGCAGGCCCTTGATCTCAGCCATCGGCTGCGCTGCCTTCTCGGCTGCAGCCCGAAGCTGACGGTCAAGCCGCTGCCCCAGCGCCGGCGTCACGCCTACATCCTTCGCTGCAATCGCGGTGAAGAGATCCTCGTTCATCTCCCGCATCTCCGCGATGGTCAACTGACGCCCGCCCAAAGCCTCGATCAGGTCATTGATCTTGGTCTTGTTCAGGGTGGAGGGCAGCACCTTGAAGCCCATCGCCTGCGCCTTCTGAACGTAATTCATCATCTCCTGATTGACGACCATATTGATCGCCTCTCGGTCAGCCAGCTTGCCCGGGTCCAGTAGCTTGCCCGTGGAAGTGGCGATAGCGGCAAGACCCGCATAGGTCGCAGCCTCTTTCGGGTCCAGTTCCTTGCCTTCCATCAGGCGCTGCAAAGCCAAGCCAGACACGTTGGCGCCAGCCTGCTTCAAAGCCTCCCGACCCAGCATTGCTGCACCAGCCTTTGCGAGCGGCTTGCCGGGAACGAATGCCGACGCCGCTGCACCAGTGGCCTCGGGCAAGGAGATTTGGCCCCCACGCAAAGCCTGAGCGGCCAGATTTCCAAGGAACCCGCCGGCAGCGCCAGCCACAGCCGCACCAGGAGGCCCAGCCAGTGCCGCTCCACCCGCTTGGGCGGTAGTGGCGATTGCGCCTTCAACCGCAGCCGGCCCGGCGCCCGTGATCGTTTCGGCAAGCGGACCCTCACCGAGCATCTCCGGGCGGATCGGCACCATCCCGCTGGGGGCCATCGAGCCTCCCGTGATGGACGCCGCCTGCTTGATGGTCTTCTCCTTCTCGCCTTCCTGCTCCGCTGCGTAGATGCGGTCGGCCTCGATCAAGACTGCGATGTCCGTGGGCGTAGGAGGCGTATCCTTGTCCCAAACGTACTCACGGCCGGAAGGCCCGGTCAGGGTCAGTTTCTCGGAGGCCATAGGAGTTACTTCTTCTTAACCGTCCAGCCTTGGGCACGAAGAGCAGCAGTCGGATCGTCGCCAGCAGTCGGAGCGGTGCTCATCTTGTTAAGCGAATCCAGCGGGAGCCCACCAGCTTGGTAGTAGGCTTCGCTGGGAGCAGTGCGACCTTGCCGGCGTTCATCCTCCAGAAGCATCAGCCGCCTCTTGGTCGCCTCAAATTTAGCGCGCAACTGTTCCGCCTGCTTTCGGAAAAGCGGCGTCGACATCCCCATATCCAAAGCAGTCGCCGCGTTCTGCAGCAGTTCAATTTCTTTCACGGCTACCTGACCGAGCGTGGTCTTGTCCTCCTTCAAGTCCTTCAATTCGTTGAACGCAGTGCTTGCCTGCACGTTCTTTAGTAAGGCATTGATATCCGCAGCATCAGTAGACGGAACCGATTTCAGCAACGATCCCATACCGACACTCAACGGCGATACACGAGTCAGCACTTCGTCGAGGGATTTAATCGCGGCATCGGCGCTCTCAATGCGGCGCGTCGTGGCCGCCGCCCGAGTAGCCGCAGCCTCGGCTAGCTGAGTTGCTTGCGGAGAGCCCTCAATAGGCCGTACAGCCATTCGAGTTCCAGCAGGAGCAAGGGCCGCTGCAGGACGCGTTGCAGCCTGCGGAGGCGGCGCAAACTGCCCTAGGGCTGCCATCGGGCCTCCCGAGGGAGCCGAGGCCGCTGCCGCAAAACGACTTAGGCCAGGAGGAGGAGTAGCTGCCGCCTGCGCCGGAGCAGACGCTGGAGCAGCCGCAGCAGTCGGCGTAACCATTTCATAGCCAGTGGGAAGCTGCGGGATTGGAGATACGATTTCGCGTTTTCCGGTGACTGGATCGATCAGAGTCGCACCACCAGGCGGAACGACTGTCGGAGGCACTGGTGCTGCCGGAGCGCGAGGGCTCAGGCCCTTAACCATCACAATGTTCGGGTTACTGGTCGGAACGGCGTTTACATCGTATCCCCGGCCGCGCAGATCCTCGATCTGCTGCATCGTCATTGGCTGGCCTTCCATCGGGGGAGGCGCGCCCAGCTTCTTGGACTCCGCCTGGGTCTTCTCCAGTTCCGCAGCCTTCATCGTCCCCTCCACAAAGCCGGCAATGCGGCCGTAGCGGTTTTTGGGACTCTCGTTGGGGTCCGTGGACAGGAACTGCTTGAGCTGGGCCTCATCCAGCTTGAACTTGTCCTTGTGCGACTGCAGCAGGGCCTCCAGCGCCTTCAGCTTGGAGTTGAACGCCTTGTCCTCTTCCGCCTTGGCCTGGGCCAACGCAGCCTGCTGCTGCTGCCGCTCATAGATGGTGTTGACGGCCGTATCGAAGGCACCACCGAGCGTCTGGGCGCGGCGCATTGCCGCGTTGTACATAATCTCCCCAGCGTTACGTTGGACAGGTTGGTAAGCCATAGGATGTGCCTCGCGTTAGCCTTTACCACCGCCAGCGGCAGGCGTGCCAGTACCAGTGCCGGTTCCAGTACCAGTGGTAGAACCGCCGATGTTCAGAATGCCTTGGAAGATGCCGGACAATTGATCGGCAGTCGTCTTAATGCCGTTCTTCAAGAGGAAGTTACCGAACGAAGCAAGGAACTGATCCTGCTGACCCATCCGTGCCGCCTCCTTGTACGCAGCCATATTCTCCTGCGCCACCATATAGGCGTTGTAGGCGTTGACGTTGTAGTCGTACACCGCGTTGGCGTACTGGCTCGTCGGGCTAAACGTCTGCGAGAGCAGGCTGGCAACCGGCTGGAAGATGTTGCCCGTCTGGAGCTGGGCAGCATTCGCTATGTTCTGGATCGACTGCTGGTAATTGGCGCGGGCCTCGGCCTCCCGGGCGTCCTGGATGGCTTGCCGGTTGAGGATCTCAGCTCCCACCGCACCGGGCGAGAAGAGCATCCCTCGGGCGCCGTAAGCTTCCCGGGCGGACTGTTGGGCGCGACGGACGTCCTCGGCGGAAAGCTGCCCCTGCTCAACGGCCTGCAAGGCGGCCAGATCGGTTCCAAGGCGTTCTTGGGCCGTGCCAGCCATTTGGCTCAAGGTGCCCGGCGTGTACCGGGTGAGGATGTCCTGATACAGATTCAGGATAGGCTGCGCCTGAGCCTGCAACGCCCCGGAGGTGGTGCCGAACTCCTTGCCATAATCACGCAGGATCAAGCTGCCTGCAGCAGGCGTTGCGAAGTTATAGGGTCCAGTTATCACAGGCATACCAGTTGTACCTCCAGTTGAAGTTGATCCTCCGCCTCCAGTCGAGCCTCCACCGCCGCCGCCACCTCCGGTAAAGATGCCACCGCCGGTGGTGCCGCCGGTGTCGCCGCCTCCCGTACCGCCACCTCCTCCGCCGGTTCCACCGCCCGTAGTACCACCAGTCGTTCCGCCGGTGGTTCCGCCCCCAGTGCTGCCGGTGCCTACGCTTACGTTGCCGGCAAAGGTACCACCGCCGGTTTCGGTTGTCTCTTCACCGCCGATGCGGCCGCCAGTGCCCACAAAGATGCCAGCTCCACCAGTGCTAGTCTGGGTTTCTCCAGCGCCTTGCCCTTGATTGCCGCCAGTTGAGGTGGTCGTCGTCCCGCCGGCAGCAGCTCCGCCGGTTGCGCCACCTCCAGTAACTGCGGTTGCCCCGGAAGCAGGGCCGGGTTGGTTTCCACTTCCGACCGCAGTAGCCCAAATAAACGTGCCAGTTACCGGATCCCAGCGAAGGTTGGTCTGCTCGTTGGGTCCGGTTACGGTAACATTGGAAGCACCTCCAGTAGCTGCGCTAGGACTACCAGTAGTGCTGCTTACGAAGATCGGGTTCCCGTTCGCATCCGTCTGCCAAGTCCCAGGCCCCGTGCTTCCAGGCCCAATTGATGTGCCGCCAGAAGCGACGCCAGTAGTCGTGCCGGGTGCGTAAACGCCAGTGCCGCTACCAGCGGTTGAAGCGCCTCCAGTTTGTCCGCCTCCGGCTGCTGCTCCACCGCCAGTAGTGCCAGCAGCACCTCCGCCGGATGGCGTCGATCCCGTGCCACTAAGATTAATGTTTGTGTTGGTGCTCGGAGGACTAAGGCCGGGCTTGAAATCCGGTACGTTACCAGTGGCTACGTTGACGCCGGACTGCACTGCTCCTGCGCCGGCACCTAGAATCGTGTTGGGATTGGTCGGATCAATCGAGCCTACCTTGCCTCCGCTGCCGTAAAGACCCATACCAGTCAGAATCAGGCCGGTAAGCGGATCAATACCTGGAATTGGGAAAATGGCTGGAATGCCAGTCTGCGTAGCCTTGCCGCCTGGAACGTGGAGATCCGCCACCTTGCGGCGAATGTAGTCCACATCCTGCTGCGTCATACGACCTTCCGCCGCTAGGATCTTTAGCGTCTCAGCTTCGGCTTTGTTATCTAGAATCCACTCCAAATCAAAGCCCTGCCCGACCGGAGTATTGATCAGATCTTGAACATCTTTAGGGATACTCTGAAGGGCGCCAGGAGTTGGGTTAACGGGCGGAGTTGCCGGTTTTATTACCGAATTAGGATCGCCTAGCGGAATAGGCGTCGGCGGCGTGACGTTGGGGTTGGGCTGAACGACGTTGGGCGTGTAAGTGCCCAACAACTGGTTCATCCGCTGATTCAGATTGAATATAGCCTCATTGATCTGTCCGGCTTGGCTGCGGGAATTAGGATCTTCGGGATCAAGTTGGTCCAACTGCTGATTGAGCAGGTCAATCTGCGATTGCAGCGATGCCGCTGCGTTGCCGCCATCGGCACCAATGATTTCTGCACCACCAACCGTATTTGTTCCGCCGCCAGGAGCAATAGGACCAGCCGTAGTAGTAGTTGCCGGAGCCGGAGCGGTGGATGCTACCGGAGCGTCAAAGATAGTAGTGGGCGGGACGTATGTCTCTACCGGCGGCACGGACGCATACGGATCGTAGTAAGGCGTCGGCTCCGGCGGGATATATTCGGGAATATCACCTCCGCCGGCTGGTTCCGGTGACGTAATCGGAGGCTGATATGACTCCACGAAAGGATTTTCCGAAGGCGGAACGTATGGAACCGGAGGTTGCGTACTAATAGCCGGCGGAGGAAGATACAAACCTGGATCAACGTAAGGCTGCTCAACGGGAGCGACATACGGAGGAGGCTCAAAAATGTTTGGTTGTGCTGCTGCCGCTGCTGCTGCCGCTGCGGCTTCGGCCTCGGCACGTTGTTGAGCAAGAAATGCCTCCTGCTGAATACGCGCTGCCTCAGCTTGCTGTTGAGCAAACAATTCCTGCTGAATGCGTGCTGCCTCTTGCTGTTGCGCCAGCAGCGCCTCCTGCTCCGCCCGCGCTTGCGCCTCGGCAAGGGCTTGTTGCTGGGCGAGTGCCTGTTGTTGAGCGAGTGCCTGTTGGGCAAGCAGCGCCTGCTGTTCAGCAAGTGCCTGCTGTTCAGCGAGCGCCTGTTGCTGGGCAAGATATGCCTGCTGCTGCGCCAAAGCCTGCTGCTCGGCAAGATACGCCTGCTTGGCAGCTACCGGATCAAAAATCGCCTCAAACTCCTCCGGCGGTGGCTCTTCGTTGTCAGGGAACATTGAGAATTGGCTTAGGAGGCTGCGCCGGAGCGGCAGACCTCAACCAGATACGTGCCATCCGAAATGAACGTGGCGGTGTACCAATGGTTGGCGCTGTTAAGGCTGTACGTGCCCGTGTCCTTGAAGTTGGTGCCAAAGGTGATGGCGTTCGATGCCGTCCCGTCTGTGGAGAACCGAATGATCAGGATGTACCCGGCAGCGGGCACCGTCGCAGCATTGATCGTCGCGGAGGTGCTGGAGCTGCAGTTGATGATGCGGGTGTTGCCCTTGGTGGCGTCAAAGGACAGCGCAATCGTGGCCCCAAAAGTCTCCGTCGTGGCCGCCATATTGATCGGCGTGCTGGACCCCAGCGTGATGCCACCGGCCGAGATGGTAGCCCCACCCGTGGCTACCGTTAGGCCGCCCGTGATGTTGGCACCGCCGGCGGAAACTGTGACCCCACCAGCGGAGACCGTCAGGCCACCCGCCGTGACCGTAGCCCCGCCAGCCGTGACCGTAAGACCGCCGGTCGTCACCGTCAGCCCGCTGGTAATCGAAGGGCTCTCAAGCGTCAGGCTGCTTGAAAGCATCGTGGAAGTGATCTCATCCGTGCCAATGCTCACGGTTGGCTGCCCCAACAGGTTCAGTTTGGTAGACGTGATTGGGTCCGTGCTTCCCGTGAAAGTGTAGCCTGGGGTGACGTTTGCCATAGGAGCAGCGGTTTACAGCGTGAAGAACGAAGGGCCAGACGATTGTGGCATTGAGCCATACGCTGGCATTCCCATTCCCATTCCCATCGGCCCCATCCTATCAAGCGACGGAATACGAGTAGCTTGTGGGGCCATCGGGGCGGTCGGCGCCTGCGGGGCCATCGCCTGCGGGTTGTAGTAGGAAACCATCTGATTCAAGCTGGGGGCCTGCTGGGGCGGAGGCGCAGCCCGCATAGCCGGGGCAGCACTGGGTTGGGTCATCGGCCGCATCCCTGGGAACTGCGGCACAGGCTGGCCCCGCTGCAGCAACTTGGAAGGCATCTTGAACTGGTACATAGTTAGACTTGGACGAAGTTGGCGCGTTGACCAGGGCGGGTCTCAAACGCGAGGGACATAACGCTGATGAAGCCTTGGGTGTTGGTGACCTTGATCCAGCTCAAACGGCCTTGCCGGCGGACCAGCAAAGGCAGCCGAAACTCCTGCACCATCTCTGGCTCGAAACCACTGCCAGCCTGCACCGAATCCGGGCCAGTCGAGTAGTCCTTCCGGTAGGCCCGGTTGTAATCGTCGTTGGCGTTGGTCAGATCGTAAGGCGTGTCCGCCCACTTCCAGCTCTCCGCCCGGCTGTAGGTTTGGTCCGTAATGACCACTGACTCCTCGCTGGCTCCTTCCGTGTAGGAAGCGCAGGAGAACTTGGGCCGGTTGGTCGCCAGATCCAAAGAGATCCGGCGTTGGAAATGATTGCCTTCCTCCAGAGCGTAAGCGCGGGTAATTAACTCCGTGGAAATCTCGGATACGGTCGGCCCGCTGATGTCGTTCTGGCCCTCGTCCGTGACGAAGATTCGACCGTCCTCGGTGATGGCGTGCAGCCGCTGCAGGCCGAGGTAGTCGGTCACCTGCCAGCCTCGGATACACATATCAAGATCTGGGCTGAAATTCCACTCACCAAACCATTGATCAGTGATGAAGTTATAGACCACCACCGTATTGCACAATTGGCTGTTATCGAGCGGCAGAGCGACGTACAGCTTGTTGCTCCAGTAGCCCAGGGAAATCTTGTAACCGACCTCCCAGTTGACCCGGTTCATTATCTTCCGAATCCGGGCGGACAGCGGCAGGGTCTTGTGCTGGAGGGCGTTGTTGGTGCTGGTCAGCGTCAGCAGGTTGATATCGCCGTAGCTGACGTAGGCCAGATCCGGGCCGATGGAGGTGACGGCGTTAATGCCGACCAGACCGACCTGCCGGGTGACCTCCGTGGCGGTGACGTCAAGGAGGGAGCCCTCTACGTTGTTCAGCACCAGAATCGACTTGTTCTTGAAGACGACCAGGGAGTTGGTTCCAAACGGGAAAGTGCTGACGACGTAGTCCGAGTTGCCCGTGTTAAGGTTAAACTCGTTTGCCTGCGGGTCGTAATCCGTGAAGGACAAGACGTCGGAGGCCGCGATGCTATCCTTTCCATCGCGTACCCAAAGCCGATTCTGGTAAAACGTGGCTTGGTTGCTGTTGGGGATGCTGGAAAACGAAGCAGGCAGAGTCGTGTTGGGAACTGCGACAAAGGTGCCGTTCCAGTTCCCATCCCAGTACAGGGGCACCTCATCATCCCCACGAAAAATGAAGACTTGATTGTTGGCCTGAACGATAGTCGAAGGCTGGCTTACGGTATAACCGCCAAGACTGATATTCCGACTCGCCCTGCCATTTAAGTAAAAGCCCACGCTTTCGGAGCCCAAAACCATAATCCAGACGGCCGACGCATTGAGAGGATCGGAGAATAGGGCCGTTGCCCAAACGGATTTCGTTGGCTCGGCCGTCATCACTTGGTTGTTCGTGCCGTTGGCCGAAACCGCGACGTACTTATTAAATCCGAATGCCACGGATGACCAGGCATTGCCATTCGCGGCTGAATACTTAGTCCACGATTCCCCATCCGTGGAAACCATCACGGAATCCGCAGCTACGCCCGAATTTCCTACCGCCGTAAAGGTTGCGTTTCCATAGGTGACAGATGTCCACGCGGAATTGGGCGTCGTTACGGCTGTCCAAGTTTGACCGTTCGTAGACGTCATCGCAGATAACACCGCGGAGGCACTGGTGTTGGCTACGGCAACAAAGCGGTCCTTGCCAAAAGTGACGCTGACGCAGCCGGCCGGCGTGCCAGGAGTGACGGCTGCTGTCCACGTAATGCCATCGGTGGAATACATCGCCTTGTTCAGCGTCCCGGAACCACCGGACGCGACAGCAACGTAAGTACCGTTGCCGTACACAACGGATCGCCAGTTGTGGTTGGACTGCGAAAAAGGCGTGCTTCGCAGGGTCCAAGTAATGCCGTTGGGAGACGTCATCACTTGAGTCGATCCGCCATTGCCATTCGCTACGGCAACAAACAAATTATTGCCATAGGTCACTGACGACCAAGCGTAGACCGGAGCAGTCCGTAGGGTCCAAGTGAGACCATCATAAGATGTCATCACGCGGCTTCCCATATTGAAGATCAGGTTATCGCCAGTCGAGGTAATGACCTGATCGCCGCCGCTGGTCGTGAACGGGAAATTGCCATCGCCATCCGCCACGGCAACAAACACGCCACCACCAAAAGTGACCGAGGTCCAGTTCAATGGCATTGACGTTGAGCCAATCGTCCACGTCTCGCCATCGGTGGACGTCATCAGGTCGTTGACCCCAGTGCCACTTGAGCGCAACGCAACAATGCGGCTAAGGCCAACCGCTACCGAGACCCACGCTTCGTCCTGCGGCGTCGTCTGCGCCGTCCATAGAGCCCCGCGTCCAAACGGAACTGAACCCAGTTCCGGCAGGCATACGAACCCGCCCCGGCTGTTGGCATCCTGCGCCGAGAAATCGTGGTTTACGGCCTTCTGGACGTTGCCGGGGCGGATGTTCTCCGCCGCGTTGTACTCGTCTACGCCAATGAACGCACCGTCACCAACCTCCTTGGGCCGGTCGTCTTTCTCACCGTATGAGCGGTAACGGTCCATCGGGGCACGGCTTACTCGTTAAGACGGCTTTTAGGCCGTATCGGTAGCCAGCGTTTTGGTGACGCCGTTGCCAAATTTGACCTTCAAGTCGCCGTCCGTATCGACATAAATCCGGGCGTGATTTGCGTAAGCCACAGGTGCGGTATCATTGCGGATTTGAAGATATTGATCCGTCGCGAGCACCGAATCTTCAGCATAGATACCACCTAGAGCTCTGACTCCAGATTCAGTATTAATGTTTCCGGTTGATCCAATTGCACCTATAACATTCAACTCAACCTCTACTGTAGCTCCGCCGTAAAAACTGGCGAGGCCGTAGCAGCCCATAGAATTATTAACATCTAAAACTGGGACAGTAAAGAAACCGGCAGTATCAAGAGTCACCTGATTCGACGTGCTGGTAACGCCGTTGGGACGCAATGCGATGGTTTCCGAATTCGCCCCAATCACACCGCCAGTAACCGTCACAGGGCCAACAATTCCCCCCGTAATCGTCGCGGTTCCCGTCGTCGTCACGTTTCCGCCTACGGCCAAATTGCCCGTGACGGTCGCATTGCCACCAAACGTCGGGCTAAAAGCCGACAACTTCTTGCTGCCGTTGGTCGTGCCATCAATCGGAAGGAAGTCATCCGATGTGGTCGTCGCTGCGGTGGTAAGGGCGTTGATGCGTGTGTCAGCCATAACAGATCAAAATAAAGGCTTACTGACCCTGGCGCTTGGTAGACGCCTCTCCGAGGCGATCTCCAAGGTTGTTGGTGGCGCTACCTAGCTCGGAAGCAAGCGGGTTCACAGTTGGCACTCGCTGGCGTGAATGGTGCCGTCAGTGGCTCCTTGGCGAATAAACTTGGCGGCTTGGGCCATCGCCGTGCTCCAGGTGTAGGCGCGACCATTGATCAGCCGGTGTCCATTGGTAGCAGTCGGATTGCTGCCATCGACCGTACACATCACATCAGCGTCCTGGATGTCGAACATCACCATATTGGTCGTGTCCGCGAAAGCACTCAACTGAACGACCGCCGTGCTGACCGTCAGCCGCTGATCCGCTACCGCAGTGCCGCGATAGATGGTCGGCTTCGGGAAGATGTTATTGAGATTAAACGAGGCCATAAGGTGGGTGGGTTACCAGCTACGATTTTGCGACGTGCCGTGCGTAAAGACCTGCATCTGGAAGTTGTCAGGCATCTGCCGCTCGATGCGATCCCATTCGTTCAACTTCTTCAATTCCGCAGTCTGGTAGGCTTGCGTGGCCTTATCCATCTGGCCGTCCTGCACCAGCCAGTCGCCAAACGTCTGCCAGACCAACACGCCGCTAAGGGCCTCCGGCAGTTCCTGTAGTTCCCATTTGGCCGGGGTGTCCTCGGGATCCTGGCCTGCCGTGGTCGTGCTCAAACACTTCCAGTAATCTGACGTACCCGTCAGCGCCCCAGTGGTCCGCGTGTAGTAGATGTACTGGTCGGCCACATATGTAGCCGTGGCGCTAAACGTATCGCCGGAGTAGTTCAGAGGGGCACGGCGGTAGAAAAGGTAGACCGGATTGGCAGGATTGGTGTTGTACGAGACGTACCCATTCGTCCCCATAAATCCACCAGCCGTGGAAATCATCTGGAACCCCGTGTCCGTAACGACATATCCCTGCGGGCGGGGGTAGGTCACCATCGCTGGGTTATCCACCCAAGCTTGGAACAGAACGTCGATCACCTTTTCGCCAGTCTGTTCGTAGGGAACGATGAACTGGTTGGGCGAGACGTTGGTCTGCTGGACAATCAAATTACCCCAGAGATAGACGCCCTTAGTAATGTCTCCGGCATAAGTGAAACTAGTAGCCGAAGCGCCAAGGGAGACCACATACGTCAAACTGCTGGCCGTGGCGCTGGTGGTGAACGTAATCGTGCAAAGATAGTACCCATTCGGGCACTGCTGAATGTTCGCCGAGGTAACATTCGTTTGCGTACCGATAGTGCCGGACTGGATGTCAAACGTGGTATTATACCCCGTCAGCCCCTCACTAGCGGCCACATTGATGTAATTGCGCCCATTAGGACGGGCATACACGCTTACCTGATATTCGGTGCTGGGGAATGCCGTAATGGTCTGCAGCACGGAATGGGCGGCCGTGGAGGCCGTCTCCATCACTTTGCTTGCCGTTACGCGGTTATCGGCGGGATTGGCAACGGAGTTCGCCGTAACCGAAACATTCAGCGCGCTCCAAACACTCGTTTGCGCCAGGTCATTCGGGTACGTCAGGACGTTACCGGCAAACCGCGCTTCACCCCAGATCGACAGATCCGGCCAATTGCCGGCACCCCAGATCTGCCGGACGTTGGCGTTGAAGAGGACATTGATGCTATCCGCCAGCTCGGTGGACAGGCGGCTGGTCGGTACGCCGATCAGGCCGCAAATCTGTGCCAGCGCCTTGCTGTACGGGGTCGTCCTCAAGTGTCCTTGTTGGCGTACCAGCCACCCGTAATCCCACGCCGGGCGGGATTAACCTTCGGGCGGTAGCCTTTAGCGCACATATCGGGGTTGTCCTTCAGATACTCCGGCATCCATTCGTGAACTTGGTTGCCGTGCTGCTGCTGAAGGCGGAAGAACAGGCGGGCATCAATCTTTGCCGCCATCTGCCCAAGGCCATCGATCTTGGTCGAGCCCTGAGCCGCCATTACCTTGGCTTGTTCAACCTGACGCAGACCAGCCTGCACCTTCTCGGCAGGCAAGCCCTCTTCCATTTCGCGCCAGAACTCGCGGACGACGTTCGGCGGGAGGGAGGTTATGATCTGCGGCTCGGACTGAACCATAAAAGAGGGAAGGGGGCAGAGCCCTTGCGGGATGCCCCCGGGTGGGGATTAACCCAGCTTCTCGATCGTCGTGAGATCAATGATGTTCAGGTAGATGTCCAGCTCGCCCGCCGTCAAGGCGGACGGGCTACCACCCGTCGCATTCGTGAACACGGCCACCATATTGGCGGCAGCGGTCGCGGTGCGAACCGTAGCGGTCGTCGGGACACCGGCCAGAACACCAGCCGTCAGCACCGATTGCGAGGTGATGAAGCTGTTGGTCGTGGTGGTGGTGCCAACAACGACCGTGAACGCCGTCGTGCCCGCGAAGGCAGTCGAGATGTTCACCAGCGCGTTGTTGATGGCCCACTTCGCCGGCAGCGTGCCCAGCGTGACGGTCACCGTGTCCGAAGACCCGGTGCCCAGCGCCACGTCAGCACTCTTGACGGTGAACTTGTGGGAGAAGCCGCGAGCCTGCTCCTGCAGCGAGAGCTGCGAGGTGCGGGCGCGGGAGATAGTGACAGCAGTATCAGCCATTGTGATTTCCTCCTATTGTTGAGGGTTAGCTGGTGCCGGCGAACTTGCCGAGACCGAGGGGGTTCTTCACCAGGAGGGTAAGGGCCGCGAGGATGAACCCGCGACGACCACCGCCGAGGTCCGGCAGCTCATTCGACTCGATACCCAGCATATAGCCGATACCGACCAGCTCGGGGTCAATGACGTAGCCACGGGCCTTCTGCTGGTTGGTGGTAGTCGAGGGATCAGCGCCGTCCGCGATACCGTTGAACAGGTCGGGAACGACCGTCACGGTGTGGAAGTCGCCGACATAGACGGTAACGTCCAGGTCGATCTTGTGCGAGGAGGCATCCTGCGTGACCTGATAGGTCTTCGTGGTGCCAGACGCGCCTTCCTGACGCTGGAACTTGCTGATCGCCCGCTTCAGATTCGGGCCGGCGAACAGCGTGTAGGACCGGCGACCACCAACCTGCTGGAAGATCGACTGGAACACGTCGTTGAACGCGGACTCACCGAGGGAGCCGGTCGCCGTGGTGTCGATGTTGCCAGAGGGCGTGCGGAACGCCGCAGGGACGTCCGTGCCGGGGGTGGCGCTGATCCACTTGCCGAGAGCGCGCAGCTTGTACGGAGACGGGGGCGCCTCCTGCTGGCGATCATTGTCGGAACCGATGCAAGCCTCGATGGACCGCTTCAGTTCGCGCATCGCCTTCATCTTGGCGTTCGCGACCTCGCTGGCGACACCGGCCACATCCGAAGCCTCCTGCAAGCGGGAGACCATCCACTGCTCGCGGAACTGCTGGACGTAATTGCCGATCCGGGCGCGGTTAACGGCCTGGTTGGAGAAGGCGAGGACGTCCTGACCTTCCAGCACGCCGCCAAAGCTGACGGGCGAAAGGGAGTCAACCTGCCACTCCTGATAGGCGTTGGTCATCCGCTTGGTCTTCGCGAAGGTGGAAACCTTCGGGGTATCCTCGGGGGCGAGGATGGTAAGGAAATCGGTGAGATCTTCACGATCACCCGCGACGTTGTAAGTAGTGCTAAGAGCCATAAACTAATGTTTAACGAGTTTGTTTGGCCGCTTCTCGGGCCAGGAGGAATTGGACTGCTTCGTTTGTCGTGACTCCACCCTTCTTGGACAGATGCTGCCGGAGAGCCTCAACTTGCGTGGCCGACTTTGTGGAAGACGGAACGCGGCTTTCGGAACTTCCAGAAGTGGCAACCGTTTGACTGCTGGGCGGCTTGCTGGAGGGAATGACGCCAGGCTTTGTCGGCTTGGCTTTACCCTTCTCCTTGGCCTGCAACGCTTTGAGCCCCTCAATCTGCACCCCGATGATCCATTCCGCATTGGGAAGGTTCTTTAGCCACGGCATCTGCAGGTAAGCCTGCTGAGCGGCGACGTACTCGGGAGTGGACTTGTCTTTCAAGAAGGGAAACTTCTCGTAGGCAAGTTGTTGAGCCTGATTGCGTTGCTGCAGAAACTGCGTCCTGGCAGGGATATCATCCTCCAACGTCTTTTCAGCGTTGATGATGATGGTGTTCAGCGCCTCCCGATCCAACACCTGCCCTTCAAGCTGAATGGGCTCAAAGTTGGTTTTGGCGAGCTGCTGCTGCGCGAACCGCTTGGCTTCCTTGGCCTGTTGGGCTAGGGACTGGAGACCGTTGTAGTCCTCAATCTGGGCGAGTGGCACCGTGCCTTGCGGCAGGGGAGCAATCGGCACCGGAGCAGGTTGCGCCTGCTGCTGTTGCTGCGACTGCCGAGCCATCTCCAGCTTGAGTTCATTCAACTGGGCCTCAACGGCCTTGCGCTTCGCGACTTCCTTGCCGATGCGCTTGTTGATATTCTTCTGAATCTCTGGCGAGATCTGAGAAGGAACTGAGTCCTCTTCGGCTTCCGGTTCCGTGGCTTGCGCCTCGGGCTCGGGGGCCTCGGATTCGACAGACTCGGCGGGTGCCGCTTCTGTGGGTGCGGGTTCTTCAGCCTTGTCGGGCTGTGCAACCTGTTCCGCTAGTTTAGCTTGGGCTTGTGCGTTTTCCGCCTGCATATTAAGCAGACGTTGCGCGGCCTGAGCTACACTCAGATTGCTGTTTGGTGCATCGCTTTTCGTCTCGGGCGCCGGGGGCGCTTCAACTGGCTGCGAAGTGGCTGGGACTGTATCGTTAGACATCGTGGGTTTAAAGCCCCCAAGGGCGGGACAGGGCGGGTGCCCAGTGCCATCAGCCGTGATTATAACCCGACCCTATGTCAAGCGGTATTAGGCCATCTTATCCCTGATCATCTCCTACTGCCTGCTGCACCTGCGTGGCTACATAGTCGTCAAACAGGTTGATGATCGCTTCGTAGGCCCGCAGTTCGCCCACCGCCGCAGCGGTTAGTTTCTCATCAGCCACGGTCACATCGTTCATCAGATCCAGCAGCGTGTTGCGCTGTATCTCTCGCAGGTGGTCGATAAACTCTTGGAACGCCTCGGTGGGCGCAAGGCGCACCAAGGCGACCTGAAGCAGTTCGACCCGTTCGCGGGCAGTGAGGAGGTTGCGTTTACGAGGAGGCATTGCGAGGTGAGGTGGTAGCCGGCATCGGTCCAGGCATCTGGGCGCCTAGGCGGCCAATGGTGGCGTTCTGCTGCTGTTGTTCCTGGAACTGGTACTGCTTGGCGCGAGCGTCGATGCGTTCGCGGAACGCTTGGTCCTGCGAGTACCGCTGCTGGACGTCCGGCTGCTGCAGGTACTGCTGGATGACCTGCAGGCCGAGCTGCGGCGGCGTGCCAATGCGGATGTTCTTCGGGATGCCGGCAAAGATCTGCGCCAGATCCTGCTGCTCGTCGTTGACCACCTGCTGCTGGCCCGCCTTGACCGGGCGGATGATGCGCTCGGCGATGTTGGGATCGATGGAGGAGACAAACGCTTGGAAAAGCGCCGACCAGTCGCAGACGCCATCGCGGTCGAGCGACTGGGCGCCTTGGATAATGGCCGTCCACTTTTCCGCCATCGATTTGAAGTCGGTGCTCTGGACGTCCCACGAGAGGTAGAAGTCGAACTCCTCGTTCACGTCCCCCTTCTCAAACATCATCGTGTCCGCGTCCTTGACGCCCATCACGCGAAAGACGACCTGCTCCTTGCCGTACTGCTTGTAGAGCTTCCAGATCTGGCGGAAGCTCTTGGCGAGGCAGGTCAGGAACTTATTGATCTCCCACTGATTGTAGATCGGATCGACGGCGGGA